ATCCAGAAGGAAATTGAAAGCAGCAAAGAAGATGACCATCAGCTAGAGGAAGAGATCCAGAAAACTGCCCTGGAAAAAGAAGAAGTCTCTAAACAGCAGAAAAATCTGTTCCAGACAAGGGAAGATATTTCAAAGCGTCTTTCTGACCTGGATAAGGACCTGTTCCGTGTACAGAGCCAGGCGGAAAAGCTGGAAGAACATTTGGAAAGTCTGGCTGCCTATATGTGGTCTGAGTATGAAATGACCTTAAATCAGGCAAAAGAACTGAAAAAAGAGGAATTATCCTCCCTTCCGGAGATCCGCAGACAGATCGATGCTTTAAAAGAGCAGATCAAATCTCTTGGAAATATCAATGTAAATGCTATTGAAGATTACAGGGAAGTGTCAGAACGCTATGAGTTTATGAGGGCCCAGCATGAGGATCTGGTAAACGCACAGGCAGAACTGGAAAAGATTATTGAAGAGCTGGATATTGGCATGCGCCGTCAGTTTGAAGAAAAATTCCGGGAGATACGTGCAGAATTTGACAAAGTATTTAAAGAACTTTTCGGTGGCGGCCGGGGCGCCTTGGAATTAATGGAAGGGGAAGATCTCCTGGAAGCAGGAATTCAGATCATCGCCCAGCCTCCGGGCAAGAAGCTTCAGAACATGATGCAGCTTTCCGGTGGTGAAAAAGCACTGACTGCTATTTCCCTGTTGTTTGCCATCCAGAATTTGAAACCGTCCCCGTTCTGTCTTTTAGATGAGATCGAGGCGGCATTAGATGACTCCAACGTAGACCGCTTTGCAAATTATCTTCACAAACTGACGAAAAATACCCAGTTTATTGTGATCACCCACCGCCGCGGCACCATGATGGCTGCTGACCGGCTTTACGGAATTACCATGCAGGAGAAGGGTGTATCCACCCTTGTTTCTGTTAATCTTATAGAAGACAGCCTGACAAAATAGGCAAATATAAAGGAGGGGCCTTATGGCAGAAGGAAAGAAAGGCTTTTTTGGCCGACTGGTAGAAGGGCTTACAAAAACCCGAAACAATATTGTATCTGGAATTGACTCTATTTTCAGCGGTTTTTCCGCTATTGATGACGATTTCTATGAAGAGATCGAAGAAACCCTGATCATGGGCGATTTGGGTATCCAGACGACCATGGCGATTGTAGAAGATCTGCGAAATAAAGTAAAAGAGCAGCATATCAAGGATCCGGAGCAGTGCAAGGAGATCCTGATAGGCAGCATCAAAGAACAGATGGATCTGGGTGAAAATGCTTACGAATTTGAAAACAGAAAGTCCGTTGTCCTGGTGATCGGTGTCAATGGCGTTGGAAAGACTACTTCTGTAGGAAAACTGGCAGGCCAGTTAAAGGACCAGGGCAAGAAAGTGATTTTAGCAGCAGCAGATACCTTCCGTGCAGCAGCAATTGAGCAGCTGACAGAATGGTCTGCCAGAGCAGGAGTTGATATTATCGCACAGCAGGAAGGTTCTGACCCGGCAGCTGTGATCTATGATGCTGTAGCAGCAGCCAAATCCAGAAAGGCGGATGTACTGATCTGTGATACAGCAGGCCGTCTTCACAACAAGAAGAACCTGATGGAGGAGTTAAAGAAGATCAACCGCATCATTGATAAGGAATATCCGGATGCATACCGGGAGACTTTAGTTGTTTTAGACGGAACAACAGGACAGAATGCGCTGGCGCAGGCAAAACAGTTTATGGAAGTAGCTGATATTACAGGTATCATCCTTACCAAGCTTGACGGTACTGCAAAGGGCGGTATTGCAGTTGCCATCCAGTCTGAACTGGGAATTCCTGTAAAATATATCGGTATCGGTGAAAAGATCGATGACCTACAGAAATTTGACGCAAATGATTTCGTCAACGCCCTGTTTCATGTACAATCTTAAATATCATGGCTGCTAAGTTGTAAAATCAAGTGCGACAAGGGTTAATAACTCTATCGCACTTGATTTTTTATTGTGGAAAATATGAGTGCTACAAGAGAATTAAAAAAACTCTTGTAGCACTTTTTATTTTGCCAATTTTTAAGGAAAGGTGGGCGGAAACGTGAAAAAAGGAGATAAGCGTATTACATACGCCGACAGACAGAAGATTGAAGCAATGGAGCGAACCGGGGCAAAGGTTACAGATATTGCAAAGGCGGTTGGGTTTCACAGAGCAACGATTTATAACGAATTGAAGCGTGGGGGAACACCATACCGGGCAGAAGTAGCACAGAGAAGTTTATAAATGCCAGGCGGCAGCAGTATAGAAAGGAACTCAACATGGAAGTGTGGATATTACGAGGGACAGACCCGGAAACATTGGAAGAAAAGATAAATAAGCAGTTGGAAGAGGTGGAAAAGGTAAAAACACTTTTCCATACGCCAACGGTTCAGTATCAAACGGCAGTAGTGCCGCAGATGCGAGGGGATAAAGTAACGGGTTACAAGGTGGAGTATTCAGCAATGGTTGCAGTAGAAGCAAAACCGTTATTCCGGGAAGCGTAGGTGGCAGCAGATGAAAAGAAAATTAAAGGTTAATGACTTCTTTTGTGGATGCGGCGGAATGGGTATTGCATTTAAAAATGCCGGGTATGAAATAGCCGGGGCATGGGACTTTGATAAATACGCCGTGGAGAGTTACCGGGCAAACGTAGGGGACCATGTACAGAAAGCAGACATTAAGGAATTGCACCAAGCAGACATCCCACAAGCGGATGTGTGGGCGTTTGGTTTCCCGTGCCAGGATTTGAGCGTTGCCGGAAAGCAACGGGGCATGATTTTAAAATGCGAGGATTGCGGCGAGGAAATAGAGATAAACCCGGAAGAGTACACGGGCAACACCATTTGCCCCAAGTGCAGCAGTAACAATTTTAAGGCGGCGAGCCGTAGCGGATGTTTCTTTGAAATGATGCGATTACTTGAAGAAACAGAGAGAGAGAGAACACGCCATGCCGGCCGTTATCATTGCGGAGAATGTGCGAGGGTTACGCCCGTATCTGCCAGTGTTACGCCTGGAATATGAACGCCACGGGTACACGGCACATATTGAAATGTTTAATTCCAAATATTGGAACGTGCCACAGAACCGGGACCGTTACGCAGTAGTAGGGACCAGAAATAAAAAGAACCTAACATTTACATTTCCGAAAGAGCAACACGAATTTGTACCGAAGTTATCGGATTACCTGGAAAAAGATGTACCGGAAAAATATTACTTGCCGGATGAAAAGGCACAAACCATTATAGCCCAGGCGTTAGAGAAACTAGAGGGTTTAGGAAAGTGCCATGCGTGCATTACGCCGAACCGTATCAACAAGCGGCAGAACGGACCGAGGGCAAAGGCAGAGGACGAGCCAATGTTTACACTTACCGCCCAGGATTTACACGGCGTTATCATCCTGGAAGATGAACAGACGGAAGAAAGCGTTGTTACGGACATTGCAGAGGAAACCGGGCTTTTAGACCCTAACGGTTGCGGAAAAACATTACGAGTTGGGGGGGCGGAAGCATCACAAAGAAACATAACTACCAACACGTTATTGTCAATCCAGGGGGGGGGCAGAGAGCAACAGAGTTTCCCATAACGGTAACGGTCAATAAGTGCGGAAGAAATGTTTTAAAAATTGCGGATGTTTCCCCGTGCCTTACCGCAAGGGATTATAAAGGGTACGCCGGAAAGAAAGACATGATAGCAGTTATAGAAGAGCGAAAGGAACAAGACAATGGAAAGAGCCAACAACCAGGGTTGCCAAATGGTGGGGATGCTTGACATAAAAGGTCAAGACCAATGCCGCCGGGTGTATTCAACGGACGGAATAGCACCAACCCTTACAACATCCGGGGGGGGGCAAAGGGAAGTGAAAATATTTGATACAAAGCGGTTGAGGGTGCGAAAGTTGACCCCAAAAGAATACGGAATTTTACAAGCGTTCCCTATGGACGATTGGAAACAAGTTGTTTCGGATAGCCAGGCATATAAACAATTTGGTAACGCAGTAACCACAACGGTATTTACCGCAATAGCGGAAGAGATAGCAAAAAGCATTTATGCAGCAGAAGAAAGCGAGGAACAAAACATGGAAGCAGAAAACAAGAACTTTACCGGGATGAATGAACCGGAAGAGAAGCCAACGGCGGAAAGTATTTTGGCAGCAGCGGAAGCAGAAGCCCAGGCGGCAGCAGACCAGGAAGAAACGGCTAAAACTGCAATTCCGGCAGAGGAAACCATAACACCGAACTCATTAGCCAACGGGATGTTGCAGTTTCTTCTTGATAGCGGAATTGTAGCGAGTGCGTGCGTAACGGATGAAACAGAAAAGATGTTTGCAAAGCACATTAAAGAAGAATTGGACGGAATAACGATTGGGGAAACACCGGAGATATTGAGAGATTGGGAAGCGGCACAAAACGCCGTCAATGATATGCTTTCAAAATATGCACCGGGCGGATATATGGGGAAAATCATTTATCCATTACTTACCCCATTAAAAGAGCGGTTGGAAGCCGGGGAAAGAACACCGGATTTATACAACGCCATTGTAGAAGCCACAAGGTAGGTGCAGCGTATGACATTAGCGGATATTGTGGCCGTTATGTCTGGCCCGGACCGTGTACGGATTACAAAAGGAAGCAATGAACTATTTGCCGGATATTTGGGTAATTTGGTACACATGGCAGAATATGAAGCACTTATGGCGGAAGAGGTCACACGGCTAAAAGAAAAAGTGGACATAACCCATAAAAGATATAAGGAATTGGGACTAATGCAGCCATTACACCCGGAAGAAACACCAAATTACAGTTTTTCAGATTTGCAGTTGACTATATACCGGGAAATCATATTGAAAAGCGAGGAATAACACATGGAAGAAAAAACAATGATGCCTATTAACAATCAGATTGAGCCGGATTTTTTAGAACACATCAAAAGCACCTTTAAGCGGTGGAGAGATTTAAACACCCAGGGCGTGACGATTGGGGCAAGAGAATTAAGTAATTTTGCCTTTACCTTAAAAGGTGCATCCATGAATAGCCATTTGGGATTTAAGTACAATTTCAACCCACGGGGAACGGATGCAGACGGAAACCCGGCAATCACATTAAAACTTTATACCAAACCGGAGCAGATGAACCCGGCAGCAGATAGGCCGGTATATGAATTTGCAGCCCCTTACATGGTTTAGGGTGCAGCAGTACAGAAAGCGAGGGAACACAACATGATGCAGAAATTAAAAGAAGAAATCACGGCAGCAGCCAACAGAGAATTAAACCGGGCAAATGAGCAATTCCCGTTATTTACATCAAAACATGAGGGCGTGGCGGTTGCCTATAAGGAATTGGAAGAGAGCAAAGAAGCCCTTGAAGAGTTAGAAGCATCCTTTAAGTGCTTATGGGATGATGTGAGAGGGAAAGAAACGCCTTGTTATCTGAAAGAAGAGATAACACCGCTTAAAATTGCAGATTACGCAATTAACCTTGCGTGCGAAGCCGTACAGACGGCCGCTATGCTTATGAAATATGAAATGAGCCTTAATCCGGCAGTAGAAAGCGAGGACGAATAATGGCAATATACGCAATTGATTTTGATAACACATTGGCTATTACCCGTTTCCCGGAAATTATAGCCCCAAACAAAAAAATGGTTGCTTTTGCAAAAGCGGTAAAAGCCCAGGGACACCAAATAATATTATGGACAAGCAGAGCCGGGGCAGACCTGGAAAATGCCGTGGAGTGGTGCAGATTGCAAGGGATTGTATTTGATGCCGTGAATGAGCCATTACCGGAGCAGATAAAGCGGTGGGGCAATGATACAAGAAAAATCTATGCGGATTATTACATAGACGATAAGAACATGACAATAGCCCAAGTGGAAAGCACCATGAACCAAATAAAAGAGATTATGGAAGAAATGGCAGAGTAGAAAACGAGGGAACACAACATGGGACAGTTTAAAGATTATATGGATTTGGACGAACACCCTTTTACGGGATTAAGAAAACTATCAATGCCGTTCAAAGCAAGAATTAAAAACACCGAGTACA